CAAGAATAACAGCGCGGTCCCCAAGTCTACCGATAAGGTCAACACTACCAAACACGTCAGGCAAGAAATCACCGTAGCTTACATTAGCTTCAACGGTAAACTCCATCGATTTAGAAGGGTCAATTTCATCAAGCGCCGCCAGCGCCGGTTCAATCTTTTCCTTTGCCAACTCAGTCGTCATATCAATACCTGCATACGACAAACTGTAAATGTTAAAGTTATCCTCAGTGAGTAGTTTTTCCATTGCAAGGTGGCAAAGCGTCCCTTCATCGGCATACGATGATGATGGTTTAGGTGGCATTTGTTGCACCAGCTTAACACTGGCAGGACACGCGATAACACGTTTGGCGGTGCTACCGCCGGCGATACTTGAGTGGCTCATTTTTTATCTTCCTTTACTTTTAGCGTATGTAATTCACCAATTCTAGCGGCATTGATTAGCCACGCTAATTGGCGCAATAACCCTTGTTGTTGTTTTATATATTGCTCTGCGGTCATAACTCAACTTCTCCCATATTTAACATATTACAAGCAAGTCTTGCTTGTTCTTCTGTTTTAAAACAAGGTGTAACAAAACTTTTATGTATTACGGATAAATCCCATACGTTTTCAAAAGCGTTGTAAACAAGAAAATATTTAGGGGTATTACTAGATTTCCAATCCATCACATCGTCCCCACACAACCCATCCCTCAATGCTAATAATCTATTAAACCTGCGCATTTCAACTAATGCACGTTCGGCTTGTTGTCGTGTTGGGCGTTCCACTCCAAATTCTTTATGTGGAGTATCACTGCTGCCAACTGCTTCAGACACCCTCCCATTACTCTGAATAAAAAAGTTCCCACCTTTAGGTTGCCACTTTACTGGTTCAGCAACACCATTAACAGGTTGAATCAGTTGTTCTAGTGCCCTAACTCTATTCTGTAAAACTTCAATTGTTTTTTCATAATCGTTCATAAATCACCTCTAATTGTTTAATGAGATTGCAGTATATCAAAAAAAGTTTGCAAAGAAAAGTTTGCAGTGATAAACTTTAGCCATGTTAGAAAAAGACGTTGAAAAATATTTAATAAAAGTCGTCAAAGAGCTTGGCGGCAAATCATATAAGTTCACCTCCCCTGCTTGTCGGGGAGTGGCAGATAGAATCGTGTGTTTACCAAATGGCAGTACATGGTTTATTGAGCTTAAAACCGCAGGTGGCAGTCTGTCAGCACTGCAAAAAGTCTTTGCATCAGATATGAGCAAACTTAATCAAAAGTACGCTTGCCTTTGGTGCAAAGAAGATATTAACAACTGGAGAGAGAACAATGATTGAATTTTTACAATACCTTGATGAATCAAACTTAGCATACCTTATTATGCTGTTTTGCTTTTTAGTTATGGCGCGTTTGCACCTCAATGCGCTAACTGAAATTACACGTCTGCGTAAAATCATGAAGCAGGTGATGAGATGAGCGCAACACTGGCACTAACATTATCGTTTTTGACTGTTGATACTAATATCGACAAACGTGGCAAAACAACCACGCATGAGGTAATCGCGTACACAAGCGTTGCAATACCTTACGACACTATGCAAGCATGCAACAACGCAAAGGAAGAATATAACTTTGCAGTAGGCGCATATCAATTATTCAAACGCCCGACGCGCATTATTGGCGCAATTTGCAATGATAGTGCAACGGGGACAGTACAATGAGTTTATTAACAAAAGAACAACTAAAAGAAATGCAAAATTTTCATGATGACATTGGTGAATGTACTGAACCGCACGAGGAATGTTTTATAAAAAAATTGATTGAATGGAACGAAAAACAACCACCGCAGACGGCACGCGAAATGTATCAACGGGGGTATGCAGCGGCAGAGCGTGCTTTAAAACGTGAGCCTTTGAGTATAGATTGGACTGAAGCCCCAGAAAACACCGCAATAGCAAAAGTAGCTTTATTTTGGGTAACTGAAGATAATTTGATGCTTGGGCGAAAAGATTTGGTATCAATTGAAAAGCCTGTAAATGGGGCAGACAATGACTGAAACAACAATAAAAAAATATTGCGAACAGAATAGAATTAGCCGCAGCGGCATGGATTACCATATCCGCCGGTCAGGTGTATTCCCAATCGGCAGTAAACGATTCTCCGAAGCAGGCGCACCATCATTCTTGTGGCGCGTTACCGATTTAGATGAAATTAAAGCGCTAATTAAAGGAAAGAAAAAATGAAAGATGAACTTTTATACATAGCCATTGGCGCGTTTCTAATCGGCGTTGTTGCGTCAACGTTAACAATTTACGCAACACACAGACACTACCATGAAATCATTAAGACAAACATTGGCGAGTTTATGCTTCGTGACGGCAAAGTGTATGGCGTTTATGAAATGACGCGCGATGTGCAAGGCAATATGGTGTCAAAATGACTAAAGAAGAATTATACAAGCGCCTGACAATGGCGCAGAAAAACAAGAAGGAGCTGAAGAAAATTAAACTTCAACTCCTCAAAGAAATCGAGCAATTAAAGTTAATGCTACGCGCACTGGAGGAAGGGTAATGCAAATTGATGACATTGCAGCACTCATGTTCTATATCGGAATATTATTTTTAACAGGAATTTGGCTATGCCATTAGTAAAACCCGTATCACCAGTGACGCCTGCGCCAACAACGGTTGACTGTAAACATGACCATTGGCGCATATATAATAGCCTTGGTTACCGCGAGTGTGACCGCTGCAAAGAACGAAGACCCATTTTTAATGATATACGGCACCAAAGATGAACATTTCACAAATATTTATAGGGCTTAGCCCTTTTTTAAAAGACAGATTTACTAGCGAGGTGTTTACGCTTGGCTTAATTAACGAGCTTAACGAGCAACGGTTCCGCTCAAGATGCCGGCGCTTGGTACGTCAGCACAACGGCGAAACGCGCAAGCTATACAAAGCACTAAACAACTTGACGATGGACGACAGATTACGATTTTTTGACGTGGTAAGTGGAAATGAAAGATAAAGATTTAGAGATTATAAGAAGCGCGATACGATACAACAGTAACACCGGACACTTTTACAAAAGCGGCGCAAATACGCCTGCCGCGCTTAACTGGAAAAACAAAAATGCCACCATTAACGTCAAGAAAAGTGGTATGCACTCCTACTTTCTAGCGTGGAAAATTGCCGTGTTTTTAGCTTATGGATGGTATCCGAAGCATACTGACGCAGTAGAGTATTTAGACGGCAACCCGTGCAACTTAAGCATTAGTAACATCAAGGTTATTAAAGCAGGCGAAGATGAAATGACCATGATTGACTTTTGCGACGAAAACGATTTGCGCTACCCTAGCGTGTCAGCGCTCATGCGCGGAGAACCGTTTATTCGTCGAATAGAAAATGGATACTCTCGCGCGTATTTTCGTAAAAGTTTATTAGAACAGAACTGCGCTAAATTGCTTGCTAAAAGAACCCGCGATGAAGAAATTAGAGCTAAACCTAAACGTCCAATGGGCAGACGTCGCAATGAGCATTTTATGGAATTTCTAAGAACGCACTATTTAGTGCCTAAACGTTGGGAGATGACGCTATGTTAAGAGGTGACAGTGTACATGAAAGCGATAGCGTAAACGCGCCAGCACATTATCAAGGCGACAAGATGCAGTGCATCGACGCGATGGAAGCAATGCTTACGCAAGATGAATTTCGTGGGTATCTGCGCGGTAATGTTTTTAAGTATCAATGGCGCTTTAGAGAAAAAGGCGGTGTTGAAGATTTACGCAAAGCAAGATGGTATTTAGACAGACTAATCAAATTGGAGAATTTCTAATGTATGCGTTTAAAAGTGGCCCTGTTGACCAAGACCCAACCATTAAAGGCCTTCGTGGCGAAGATATGGAAAACTACATGAATTTGCTTAAGTGGCTAGATTCTGTGCCGTTTATCCCCCTAAAGGTTAGCGACATTGTGCTGCCTTGGCGGGATAGATGAAGCCAAAGCTCAAAACGATGAATGGGGTATGGATATGCTATACCCCCTGCTGCACCATTCCAATGATGGCAGACCACCCACAAACGGCGTATTTAAGATGGAAATTTATCAATGCTAAGACCCAATCAGATAGAAGCTGTTGCCTTTTTGAGCCAAATAGACAAGGGCATGATTCTCGCCCCAGTGGGGGCAGGCAAAACAGCGATAACGCTAACCGCCATGCAGCAAGCGCTCGACACGGGCAGAGTACGCCGGTTCTTAGTGATAGCGCCAAAGCGTGTCTGCACGGACGTGTGGACGATAGAGCCAGCGAAGTGGGCACCAAGTCTGACAGTATCTATCGCCGTCGGCTCTTACGCGCAACGGTTAATCGCGTTCAACAAACCAACGCAGGTAGTGGTGACTAATTACGATACGCTGCAAACAACGCCTCCGCTAATAGGATTTGATGGTATTGTATTTGACGAATTGACGGTTTTAAAGAATCCCTCAGGCAAACGCTTTAAAGCGCTATTTGGGTTAATCAAAGACTTTAAAGTTAAGTGGGGGCTTACCGGCTCGTTTACCAGCAACGGACTTGAGGACGTGTTTGGGCAATGCAAGATAGTAGACGCGTCGCTTCTTGGAAAATCCAAGACCGCGTTTCTTCAAAAGTATTTTGTGTTGCTCAATAAAGATTTTGGTGAATGGGTAGCCAAGTCCACTTCACTGCGTGATGTAATGGCGGAAATTAAGCCTGCAACGTATCTTATCGACACGCAAGAGTATATGGATACTTTGCCTCCGCTTAACGTTGTGCCAGTCAA